CATCAAAGTGTTTAAAACACCTAATGCACGTTGAAAACCATTTGCTAACATATCACCAGGGTTATTTGCTAATCCACTCATAGTCATTGGTCCAATTTGAGGATTCATATTAGAAGCAGCGTCTACTACTCCTTGTGCCATATTGGCTGAAGCATCAGCTGCAGCGCCTGAATCTCTATTCAATCCATTGATTAAACCTTGATCAACCCAACGCCCGTATTGATTAAACAATTTTGATGGTGAACCAATATGAAGCACAGACTTAGCAGCAGAAACTACTTTACCAGCAACACTCTTAACTGCACTGACAGCCGATCCAATCATTGATTTAATACCATTAACTAAGCCTTGAATTAAATCTTTACCTACACTAACCAATGAATTAACAAACCCCTTAGCTGCATTAACAGCATTCTGAATTCCGCTTGAAACTGCTGTTACAACCCTAGACATAGCACTAACAATGGCAGTTACCATCATTGTTCCAGCCATAATAAATGCTGTTGCCAAGGTAATAACTGCTGAAGCTACCATAGTTAAACCACTAGCAACAATCATAAGAGCAACACCAACGATAATTAATCCTGCTCCTAAAATGATAGCTGCAACTCCAAGTAACAATGCTCCAATAGCTGCAATCATCATAAGTGGTGCAGCCATCATTAAAGCGACAGCGAATATCATCATTCCAACACCAGCAACAATTACAACAGCTGCAATCATAATCAAAGCTACTGCCATTAATAGCAAACCAACTGCAGCTAACATTGACATAACCGCAACAATCATTAATCCAGCCCCTAGCAATAAAGTACCAACTGCAGCAACCATTGCACCGACACCAATTAATAATAAAGCTGCACCAAATAAAATGGCACCAATTGCACCTACTACAAAACCAACGCCAAGAACTGCAATGGCAATTCCTAGTGCTAACACACCAACAGCACCAACAATAGCAGCTAATCCAAATACCGCAATAGCACCAGCCAAAGCCAATAATCCAACAGCTGCACTAACACCATATTGTGAAATTAAAGGCAATTGAGTAGCTAATAATGCTATACCGGCAGAAGCAATGAAAATAGACACACCAATCAATAACAAGGCTGCAGAAAATATTAAAAATCCAGCAGCGGCCACGATAAATTCAGGACCTAGTAGTTTGACCACAACGGCAAGTATGGCAATTGCTGCAAACATACCAAAAAATACAGCAATAGCAGCACCTCCACCTGAGGCAATCTTTTGAGTCGCCATAGCCATAAGCAACATTCCACCACCAGCTAGAGCAACACCTGCACCAACCATCATCAAAGCTGCTCCTAATTTCATGTAAGCACCAGCTGATTGAACAATTCCACCAGTCTTAGGAGTTTGAGGTAAATCAGGTGTTTTAGGAACTTTAGGCGTCTTAGGGGTCTTCATTTTTTTAAACATCTTTGAAAAATTTGATATTCCACTACCAATTTTCATAGCTGCCTTCAAAATTATAAATGCAACTGCAAGATTTTTAATTGTTCCCGCAATTTTAGTTATAGTACTTGGCTTCAATTTACTAATTCCGTTGATAATGGCAGTAAACACAAGACCTTTTAAACCGCCTTTTAGGATTATAAAAGCACTGCCTAATGCTGTGATAGTACCAGGACTCAATCTACTAATAACTTTTGCAATGGCAGAAATAGATTTAACAACTCCTGATAAAGAGCTGCCGGCAAATGCCCCTAATTGTGAAAAAATATTATTTTTTCCACCAGACATCTTTCCAAATATCTTACTTCCAGCATTACCTAAATCATCAAACATAGTTTTAATATTATTCAAAGCCCCGGTAGATTTAAAACCACTAAACATATCGCCAATGCCTTGTTTAATCTTTCCAATAACTATCATTACTTTGTCGGCGAACGCATCAAAGTTAATATTCCCGATTGAATCAGTTAAATTGCTTACCATCTTAATTCCAACTTTACCAACCCGATCAAATGCACCTTGCATCTTATTAGCAACAGTTTCTTTTAAACCGTCCATGGCTTGACCTACTGTCTTATATTGTGTAGCCATTTTTGAAAAGTACTTATTAGTACCCGTAGAAGAAATAGCATTAAAGAAGTCTTGAGTTGCAATTTTACCATCTTGAACACTTGAAACTAAATCTTTGGTCGACATTCCCATCGTCTTAGCGACTTGAGAGATACCAGCAGGTGTTTGCTCCAACATCAACTTAAAGTCTTGCCATTGTACCGTTGGTTTTGCAGCCATTTGAGTAGCTTGTTGACTAAGTGTCTTCATAGCTTGTTGCGGATTATCAGACGCAGCGGCCAATCCACCAAAACCTTTAACCAGCTTTCCAGTACCCTTGATACCGACGGCAGCCAATTGACTATAAGTAGAGGCCATATCGGAAGCAGAGTAAATAGTCTGTTGAGCATATTTTTGCATGGAACCCTTAGCAGCATCTATTTGCTTAGGTGACTTACCCATCATCTGCATATTACCCTCAAACGTCTGCCACGCCTTACTTGCCTCGTTCAACTCACCAATCATAGAAGTAATTCCAGATGTGGCCATTCCAATGCCTTTAGTGATTCCAGCACCGACAACAGTACCACCTAAAACAGATTTAAATAGTCCGCCAGCTTGTCCAGCTGATTTAGTTAGTCCACTAAACGCACCACCACCGTTTAAAACTGATTTAAAACGTTGAAAACCTGATTCCCCTTTACTTAAGCCTGAATCTAATTTACTTAATGTTGAAGAAAAACCATCATAAATTTTAATTGTGGAACTTATAGTAGCCATATTAACCTCCTTTCTAGCAAAAAAAGGCTAAATCCTAGCGATGTGCTTTGGACTTAGCCTTTCTCTCTGCCTCTTTTTGTTGTTTCTTTTCCTCATTAATTCTTATTTCAATTCCAGCGATAATTAACGCTCTTTCTCTATTTGAAAACGAAAGCCACGTTTGAGGCGTCCAATGATATTCATTCATTGCATAGAAATAATAATTTAAATCACCTGTATCACTAGAATTTGCTAGTTTTTTACTTCTTCACGCAGATCATCCACATCCTCTAAATCAAACCCACATAAATCTTGAATTTGGTTGAGTAATTCGGCATATTCTCCAACTTTTAACATTTTTTCAAAAGTCCCACTGGATCAGCAATTGAGTTCCAACTCTTCTGTAAATCAGCATTATCAAGTTCAGGAGACACAACACATGTGGCTGCTAACAGATCAACATATTTAGATTGATCAACAGTTGATGTAATTTGACGTGTTTGTCTGTCTTTTGTCTTAGTTGTGGCTTGTTTTTGAAGAACTGAATTCTCATCTTCTGTAATTGATTTAATTACAAATGGTGCTTTAAATCGAGGAAACTTAACCTCTCTTGTTTCCGGTTTTGCATCCACATTTTCCATCAAAAAATCTTTAACATCTGCCATTAATAAAACTCCTCCTATAAATCAAATCCTGTAAATGGTGTTACCAAATCTACTTCTTCAAATGTAAAGTCTGATTCCCATTCCATTACACCATCATCAGCTTCAAAGTCTCCAATAGGAATATCGTCTAAGTTAACTTCGCCTAAGTGAACTGTTTGTTTTCCAGCTCTTGAAGTAGCATCTTCAATTGACATCGTGATTTCAAAGTATAAATCTTTGCCACCTTGAATGTAAGGTAAAGCATATTTCAACCACGATGAACTGATTACATATCCACCTAAAGTACCGGTACCTTCTACACTTGTTGTTTTCTTGTGTTTCCATCTACTACCCAGAGTTTGAACATCTTCCTTATTTTTTTCTAACTTCGCTGTAAATTTAGTAGCTTCGATCAAAGGAATCACTTTTCCATTAATTGTGATATATAGTTTGGCGTCCTTTGTTGAAATAGTATCTCTACCATTTAAAAAACTACCAATAGTACTTGTTGATTCAGCCATATTTCATTCTCCTTCCTATTCAACCACGATTGTCATGTAAAGTTTTTCCATGCTATCAACTGGCGTTACTGCCACATTGACTAAAATTGAATCCTTATCATTACCAGGTTCAACTGTTAAATCTGATGAATCAAAATCAGCAATAATGCCTGCTTTCATCAAGTTCGACATATAAGAAACTCGATTGGCCTTAAATAAGTCACGACCAGTTGAATCATTATTGACCTTGCCAATGAACATATCTTCAAAGGCTTCTTCCGATTCAGTAGCAATCTGATCTAGAGTTCTGATGATTCGATTCTTGCTAAAGTCTTTAGGCTTCTTGTCGCTAAATGTAGTCAATGAATTAATATCTTGTTCGATTACCACACGTCCACCACGCTTGGCTGTAAATACGATCAAACCATCATTTAATGCCTTAATGGTTGATTCGTTATTCAATGATGGATTAGTTGAAACTGCACCAGGATATTCTGAATAAGTTAATGATTTACTTGAATCAGTAGCAGATGAGATACCAGCAAAATAACCAGCCGCAGTTGTAGTATCAATTTGAGTACCATCTTGCAATACAACACCATTAGCGACTACTGAAACGCCCTCATAATTGTAGTCATACCCACCTTCATACACAGGAACAACTGCACGAACCTTATAACCTTCTTCATCTCTCAAACGTTGAACTGCTGTGGCAATTAATTGATGAATATTGTTCTTAGGTTCAAATCCTGCTGCGGTCACAACATTAAATTGTGCCGTTTCAAGAACATCATTCAATAAATCGGTAATCTCAACTGGTTTAGTAGTTCCACCAGCCAAATCATAAGTTGTGGAATTGGCCAAAGAATCTAATTTATTAGTAGATGGTTTATCATCAACGCCGGGAACCGTATCAGAAATATTTACCACATCAATGTATTCATTAGATTTCAAGCCACTTGCAGTTGTTGTTCTAATGACCTGTTGGTCAACAACTTCTGTACCATAAATCGTTGATACAGTGATTCTTGTAGCATCGTTAGGATCCTTAACCACAGATACATGAATGTCATTACCTTTAGTACCAGGGTACTTTGCTGTAAAAATCCAAGGTAGAGCATCATTAGCGATTTTTGCTTTATCACCATCATTATTATTTAAAAATAATACGGTTAATGCACCTTTTAGTGTTTCTCTCAATGCCCCAAGTTCAGGAGTATTCAATGGTTCACCAAGCAATGCCTTAAAATCAGAATTAGAGTTCAATTCAATTATTCCTTTTGATCCCCAGTTAAGAGTTACATCACTAACTAAAAGTGTTCTACCTAAGCTAGTATCTGCTTTAGGTTGTGAAGCACCAACCGTATTAATATAAGCGCCAGGGCGACGTTTATTCTGTGTTGTCCATGTTCCAGCCATATTTATTTAATTCCTCCTTTAAACTTAATAATTTCTTGATTAGCAGCAGGTAACGAATATTGTTTTGAATTATCAAGTACAATCTTCAAAATATCTCGGTCCATTGGACTAAATCCTGTGCTATTAACTAAAGATTCTTTGCTATAGCTTTCAATTGCCATTAGCAATTCCTCCTTTAAATTTCATATTCTCCTGTTTAGGGGTGTTATCGACTTTATGAGCACGAATCCATACTTCAAAAGTCATTTGTAAGGTATTGTCATCAGATTGTTTAAAATTTCGATTGCGAATCGTTGCATAGCTTTTTAAAGACGTGAAATTATCTAAAAGAATCTCTTCAACTGACTCCATGTCTTCATTTGGCCTATCAACCTTAGGAAAATAAACAACCTGATAGATATACTTACGATTTTGAATATTAAATAATTCAGGTTTCACACCTGTATCCACTTTTTGTACAAAAAAAGATGGCTCTTCAAAGCCACCTTTACGGTTTTCTCTATTAATTTGAACGTTTGGAAACAACCCAACAAGTTCATTCCCGATAAGTTCAACAATGCTTTCTTTCAATCAAAAAGCCCTCCTAAATCTCTCAAGACAGGTGATAGTAATTGTGGCATTTGAGCATCAACTTCAAACATAGTCTTCATAAGCATATGAGTACCAGGTACCCAACTGGCTTTCAGACGTTTACCGATTGCTGGAACATATCTTCCAGGTGTTTGCCTGTGTCCATCCTCAACGTACGAAGCGTACTCCGTATTGTTCTTCAGCTCAATAACAAAAGCGTGACCTGTATAGGTTGGTCCAATAACGGACCATTCTCTTCTAAGAGTTCCTTCTTTAACAGGTGTCATAGATTTAACAGTTTTAATTGCCTGGATACCTACTCTTAAAGCAGACTGTTCAACAGCACGCTTAAATACATCAGACTCAATTCTACCTTGTACCTTTTTAGCAAATTCTTGAAATTGAGCATCATCAATTTCTCCCCACGCCATCGTCAATCACTTCCTTAGCTTTTTCATCCCTGACCATAGCCAATTCTTGATGACTTACATAACCTAGATATCCCTTACTGGCACGCTTATATTCTGTCACATGACCATTTACATCAGTAACAGTTATTCGTGCTCCAGCAGGTATAGAGACGTCATTATCAATCAATAATTTAGCATCAAACTGATCAGTTCCAAAGAATGATTGGTCACTTGGCTTTTGACTACCAAGAATTACTTTAGCTGGATGATTTTCAACAATAATAACCTGCTCATCTTCAGAAAATGGACCACGTTTTCCATTCTTAACTCCAGTGATAGTCACTCGGTCGTTCCAAACACGTTCAATTACACCATTCATTTTCTTGAATACTGATCTCATCGTTGTATTCTCCTAAAACTATTTAATTGAGTCACAAAATTATCAGTAATCGTATTAACAGATTGAATAGTGGTGTAAATGTCGGCGGGTGTCTTAAATGATACTGAAACATCACCTTCAGATAATGAAGTAACACCGTCATTTCTATCTTCAACTGAAGTTAAAAGTTCATGTGTATTAATGAATTGTGTACACATTGAAAGTATTGTCATATCAAGTTCCTCAGGTATCGAATCAATAGAGATATGAATGTAATTACTAATATCACTAACCACTTTATCAACCACAAAATCAATAACGCTTGAATAATTTTTATCACCATTATTAGGAACTAATACAGCTAACTTAGTTGTAATTTTTTCCTTTCTTGGAAATTCGATCATTTAATCACCCCTAATTCACTGGAACTAAGGCCAACAAATCATCTTTAGCCGTCTTACCAGTATGATCGATGCTATTAGCATCTAACCACGCTGTTATTTCAGCTATCGTATTCGAACTAGTTGGCTTATTCAGTTTAGGGGTTACGCTTTTTTGGGCTTTATCAGCAATAACGAACTCAATTCCCTTAGTTTTAGTCTTCAAAAGTAATACATCATCATAAGAATCTTCATAGTACAAATAATTACCACTATTAGCAGCAGATGGCGCATCAAAGCCAGCAAAAGCATACTTTTCAGGTGCAATTTGAACACCATTGTAAATTAAGAACATCTCAATTTGCTTAGCATCGTCTTGTAGCTTTGAACCAACTGTAAAATCAAATGCTGTTTGCATTAAATCTGATGGAATAACATTGATAGTTACATCATCAAGACTATATACAGAACGCTTGATATTGGCTTGATCACTTAAAATAATTGAACGATTAATAGCATCGGCATTCTTTAAAATCTTATTAATTTGAGGCGTGACATACAAAATACGTCCTGATTGTGGAATACGTTGTTCATCAAAGTTAGCCATCATGTTATCAAAAGCCCCTAGGATGTTCTTTTCATCTAACGTATCGGTTGAAATACCGCCATCTGCAGCAGCTACCTTTTCTTTATATAATTTACTGAACATGTATCGGTCTTTTTCTGGTAGCTTCTCATCAAGGTTAAATTGCTTAGTGATATTAGCTAGTGAAATGACCATATTAGATTCATCAATATCAGATGGATCAACTAATGTTGACCAATAACGCTCATTCTTCAATTCATATGAATCCCAATCATTGGAATAATTAGAAACAATTTCTGTGATTGTTCTACGGCTTCTATCCTTACGGCCTGAATCGATTGTCAAACGTGGTAGTTTAATATGTTTTGCTCCATCAAATTTGATTAGTGAATTAGATGGTGAATTCCACAATGCAGCAGAAAATAGATGACCATCATAGAAACCTTCTTGAATAGCTTGTTGATATGCATCAGCATAGTTAATTGTTGCCATTATTTATTACTCTCCTTTAAATATATTAGTTAATGTTTGAACATCATTCTTATCATTGGAACCATCGCCACCGGCAGGGTTATAGCCTTGCTTCTGGCCTTCATCGAATAGATAGGCATCTGATTTTTTGAGTGAATCAATTTGATCATTAACACCAATTAATTCGCCTTTATCATTTAATTTGATGTCATCCATATTCAATAATCCTTTAATAGTTTTAGGATTGCGAACCTTAGCGGCAGTTAGGGTTTCATTCAAAGCACTGTTCAATTTAGTTTGACTTAATTGCTCATTAAGATTATTAGTGTCGGTTTTGTATTTATCTTGTAAATCCTTAAGTTGACTAGATAAATCATCATTATCCTTAACCTGTTTTGACAGTGACTTAATATCTTTATCACGCTCGGCCAATTGAGTTTTATAAGATTCATTCTCTTGTTTAATAGCATCAACATCTCCAAATGACTTCTTGGCATTCTCAATATCAACGCCATTAGCCGACATAATCTGATCAATAACCTTGTCTTCTAAGTTCAAACCTTTTAAAAATTCTCGTTTCATAATTAAAAATCCTCTCTCGTTAGATTTACGTGGAACGGCCACATTTGAGGTATAAAAAATAAGCACTTTTACGACTTGCTCAGGTCAATTTGATTTATCCAAAGGATTGATACCAATAACCATATTTTTAACTAACTTCTTAGTATTCTTTTCTGGCTAGCCGTATTTTTGCTTCCATTCATCAAAACTAATATTCTTAATAGTCTTGCCTTTACCAGTTTCAGGATCACGCATCCAACGCTCTCTAACATCAGGAAGTCCTTCAATATGTGGAACGGTTGTACATCGACAATGTGGATGAATCAAAGGATAGTTAATACCTTCCCTTTTTTCAGACATCTTAAATATCTTGCCATCTAATCGGGCACAAACTTCACAAGTATGGGATTCAAGAGTTGCCATATATTCATACTCTTCAATACCTGACTCTTCATAAGCCTTAGAAGTGGCCTGTTCAGCAATATGTCCCATTTCAGTTATAACCAAGCGGTGTATTTGATGTCTACGAATACCTTCAAATCTTTGTTGAAACATCTTAGTGATATGTTCTGGACTATAACCCATAAACGTTCCACGCAACATCACATCGACTAACTGATTAGGCAACTCATCATGATAGTTTTTCCAAACTCGTTTTGAAAAATCTTCTTTATGCCACGGCTGATCAACAATATATTTAATCTGATCTTCATTGAATCTAGCAAAGTTGCCAGTAATTTTATTTT